TTGGAATAAATTATATAGAAATAGAAAAAATTTTAATGAGTTAAAAGAAAAATATTTAAAGAAAGGAGAGAAAGATGAAAGAACTAAAGTGGAAATTGAGGACTTTTGATGACATAGACTATAATAATATTAATCCCGGGCTTCTGCTTAGAGAAATGTTAAAATATAGAGGAATAGAAGATCCCGAAAGTTGGCTACAGGTATCAAAAGAAAATGAGAATGATCCAAGTCTATTAAAAAATATAGATGAGGCAGCTAATCTATTACAAAGTGTTATTATTGGTTTAGAAAATAAGCCAAGCAAAAAAATATATATACAAGTTGATGCTGATACAGATGGTTTTACAAGCAGTGCTATATTATATGAATTCATTAGTTCAATAAGTAATTGTGAAATAGAAATTGGTATACATGAGGGAAAAGAACATGGATTAGACTTAAAAGAAGCATTAGCAAGTAATGCGAATTTAATTATAGTTCCAGATGCATCTGGTAATCCAGAAGATTATAAAACTTTAAAGGAAAAAAATATAC